GAGCAGGCCGTTTGGAACGTCTGTGGTCAGGAACCAAGCGTTGTTGTCGGTCAAGAAGTGGTTGACGGTGTAGCCACCGGAGATGGTGCCCATCTGCTTCAACGCGTTGATGTCGTTGTCGGCAGTGCCCACACGCAGTTCGGTGTCCAGCAAGCGCTTGGCAACGAACATCAGTGATGGAGGGATCACCAGCTTGACTGGCTTGGCTGCAATCAGCAGTTGACGCTCGTCCGTCCAAGCAGCGATCTGGATCGTTGCGTTTTCCAGCGACGTCTCGTTCAAGTCCACACCAGTTGTTGGGCTGTTGTAGTTCACGCCGCCGCCCACGAGTGGGTGGCCAACGCGAGTGCCGGAGCTGTTGTTGCCGAACAAGGAGACGCCGTCGCCGCCGGGGGCAGCACCGGAGAAGCCAGTGTTCAACACGGACGCAGCTTTGACCTGCTTGGTGTAGGCCATGCCACGGGCCAGTGCCTTGGTGTAGCGGGCGGACAAGCTGTCGTACAGGTTGTCTTCCACAGCTTCTTCAGTGATGGAGAAGCCCAGAGCGATGGTTTCGTGGGTGTAGCGAGCAGTGAAGGCTTCTTGCGCGTTGTCGTAAGCGATGGCGGAGCCTTCGTTCTTGACAGGTGCAGCACCAAAGCCGGACAGCTTGGTTTCTTCTTCGAACGAACGCTCAGATTTCTCTGTTTCGTACAGTTCTTTGTGCTCTTCGCCGTAGCGTTTGTACTCCAAACCGAACAAGGCGTTCAGGCCGGGGAGCAGCTCTTTGAGCAGTTGTGCGCGTGAAATTGCCATGGTGAGTTACTCCTTACAGGCCGACGTTGTTCAGGTACGAGTGTGCACTGGGGTTGAACTTAACCAACACATCAGTGAACGCATCGCCGGGAGTGGACGCAAAGCCCACGATACGGAAGGCTGCAGCGGTGGTCACCACAGTGGCATCCAATGCGCTGTTCGACACGCCAGTCTGGGTAGAACCAGTGCTGGTGCTCTGCGCAGCGGCAAAGAAGGTGTTGGTGCCCAACACGGTCTGTGCGCCGGAGCCGTCCAACTGTGCTTGGAACACGACGTTGGGGTCAGTGATGACCTTGGCCGACACCACGCCGGTTGTGCCGGAGGGGTAGAACTGGCTGAAGATCAACTGGCCTTGGGCGTTGAAGTACTCGCAGCCGACGAACACGCCGATTGCGCCAATACCGTTGCCGCCAAGGTTGTTGGTGGTGATGTCAGCGCCAGTGGCGGTAGACAGGGCCAAATAGCCGTCAGCGCCAATGATGACGACTTGGCCATAGAAGAGGTTGGTGGCTTCGCCAGCGGGGTCAATCAGAAAAGTCTGAGTTGCACCAGCATAAGGCATGCCATCAACGCGATTTACGGGGCGCAGCCCGTAGGGAGAAGCGGTTGTTGCCATTTAAGGACTCCTTGTTACTTTGAACCAGAACCAAAACCGCCACCGCGACTGGTCGTTGACTTGCGGTCAGCGAAAAGTGGCATGCGGGGGTCGTTGTTTCGCATGAAGCTGTTGTCGACAGATTCCATCTGGGCCTGCGCTTGTTTGGCGTAATACTCGTCCCGGGCCTGTGCGCGTTCACGCGGCATCTTGCAGAGCATGAGGCCACCGAGTTCGACGTTTCCGGTCTTTGCATTTCCTTCAAGCATGAGCTCAGGATGGTCGACTGCTTTCACCGGTTCCCAGCCTTCACGCATCTTGGTAGACACGTTCGTGTTCTGGGCTTCGCCAAGCACGTGTGTCGCAATCCAGCGATAAACGTAACCGGGCTCAGGTGTCGGATCGGGCAGTGCGCTCGGAGGTGTGTAAACGATCCGAGAAGTTTTATCGCGTGCCTCAAGGGCGCGGGGGTTCCGGTTGAGTGTTTCAGCCATTCGATTTCTCCAGTTTTGCTACTTCAGCAGCGTATTGCTGCGGGGTCAGTCCGTACTTTTTTGCCAGCGCAACTTGCGTCGGTGTTAGCTGGACTTTTCGGGCTCCAGTCGAACGGGTCGCTGGGGCCACGACAGAAGCAGGTCGTCGGGAGCCATCGCCGGTCTTCGGCCGGTCTTCATTTCCGAACACGTCCGGGAATGTCGACTTCATGCGAGCGTCGATTCGCTCGAAGTATTCGTCAGAGCGGGGATCAAGCCCCGTGTTCACTAGCTTTTGGTGCAGCCCTAGTGCGAAGCTGGTGTGTTCTTCAAAACCTGACGCCCCAAACCACTGGTTTTTTGCCTGCCAGCGCAGAGTCTTTTCGTCGACTTGAGGTGCAGCGTCTTGCTGTTGATACGTTTGTACCGCAGGTTCGTCCACCTGTAAAGGGGTGTGACGGAAATTTTTTGCAGCTTCCGCACGCATCTTGGCGTCCATCAACGCTTCTTGCGCAGCGATCATGGCTTCTGTGTCAAAGGACTCGTTGGCTTCTTTCAAAGCGCGCTTGGCCTTGTCGACTTCGTTGTCTGCAATGTGTTTGACAGAGGCGGCGTAGTGCTCGGAGCCGTTGTTCACGTACTGCTTGAGCTTGTTGTTCTCCGCCATCATGTGCTGTGCAAGGCGCTCCAGCTCCTGCTTCTCGCGCAAGAGCGACTCCTTGGCCCGGCGCTCATCGTGGCGTGCGTGGGTCAGGTCCTTGATGCGCTTCTTGACGTTGTCGGAGTAGTTTTCGATCTCCTCGTCAGTGGGGTCGGCCACTTCGCGGTCCAGCGGCTTGCGGCCACGGTCCCGCTCAGGGGTGTCGTCGACGATCTCAATCTCGACGTCGGTGTCTGTGACTACCTCGACGTTGGTCTCATCGACCTCGTCGGGGAACTTGTAGGACTCAGCCATTTTTACTCCTTCATGCGCGGGTGTAGCCGCGAGGGTCTTGCACAACACATTCAATTTGGTCGTCGTTCAGAATCCTGAACTCCTTGCCAAACACCTTGAAACGCGTACCGGTGTAGGTACGCACGAGCACAAAGTCGCCCTCTTTGCACCACGCTCCCGACGGGAACTTGGCAGGGTCTTTGTACGCGTCTGGGCCAACACGCAAAACAAACAACACGGTTGTGGCGTGTTCTTCGGCGCGCAGGGTGGCGGCATCTCGAACGAGGTCGAGCGATGTGCCAGCGATCTTTTCATCGACGTTGGGGACAATGCACAGCAGCTTGTAGCCCGTCGGAACCGGCAGTGCTGACGCTTTTTCGTCGCTGCTGGCCGCTTCGTCTGGGGCGTCAATTGGCTGGATGTGTTTGGGCAAAGTGATGCCCGGAGGCAGAATGATTTCACTCATCTGATTTCTCAACTTTCTCTGCAAGGTCTAGGAGATGACGCTCTGCGGTCGCAAGACCCTGAATGATTCCGCAGAGTTTTTGGTATTCGTCAAAGTTGCGGCATGCACCACTGGCCAAGTCATCGGCGTAGTTGTTCATGTCGGTGCGTAATTTCTCGCGCAATACGCGTGCGAAGTCTTGGATCATTGATCAGATTTTCCAGTTGGTTTTTGGGACTGGGCCAGCAGCTGCGCGGCGCGCAGTCGCTGCTCCGCTTGGCTCTTGGCGACATCGACGCCAATCTTCAGGCCTGCTTGGCGCTCGGCCGCGTCGGCTTTGGCTTTGCTTTCCTGAATCTGTGCACCCACGCGCAGGGACTCCAGCTCCAACTGGCCGCTGACTTTCTCCTGCTCGAGCTCTTGCTTGTCGGAGGTCGCAGCTGCGTTGATGGCCATCTGCTGCTGCTTGAGTTGAAACTCCTGCTGGGCCAACTGCATCTTGGCCATCTCCACTTGGCTCTTGACCTGCACTTCTTGCTGCTTGATCTGCAGCTCCTGCATCTGCATCTGCAACACGGGGTCCTGCATCTGCTGCTGGGCCTGCGCCTGCTGGGCCTGCGCTTGGCTTTGCTGCACCACCTGCTGCGCGGCCTGCGCCATCATGCCGGACAGGGCGATCTCGATCTCCGGTGGCAGCTTGTCGTCCTCGGGTGGCAGGGGCATACCCAACTGAGCCTCGATCTGCTGGCGCATCTTGAAGCCCAAGTGCTCGGAGATGTGTGCCTGCATCTCCGCCATGATCTTCTGGGCCTGCGGGTTCTGGCCAATCACCTGCGCAACCATGGGGTCCTGCATCATCATGTTGTGCACGGCCATGTGGGCGTCGTGGTTCTGGTGCAAGAAGGCCTTGACTGGCTTGCCGCGCAGGATGGCTTGGTTCTCGGACACGGGGTCCACCGGCTTCATGTCGTCTTCGATCGGCACGAGCTTGTTGGCTTCCTTGATGCCCAACACCTCCAGCATGCCACGGTGCAGCGCGGGCAGGTCGTAGATGTCCGGTGCCATCTGGGCCATCTGGATCACCGCTTGGTACTGCACCACGCGCTGGCTCAAAGTGGCCGCGTTGGGGTCCGACACTGGCAGGATGTCGACATGTCGGTAGTCCGCCGCCTTGGCGCGCGGGCCCTCTTCGCCGTCGGGCTCGTACGAGTACTCGTCGTCCGTGTAGTCGCGGATGATGGCTGCCAACAACTGCAGCTCTTCCTTGAGGGCGTAGTGCACACGCGCCTGCACGGCAGTCATCACTTTCAACTGGCGCTCAAGCAGCGCCAGCGTGGAGCCCACGGGTGCGTTGGCACCCATGTCGCTGATCTTCATGTCGGCTGTCGCGGCGAACCGGCGACCTTCCTCGACCACGTTGCCCAGCAGCGCCATGAGAACTTGGCTCGGCTCCTTGTAGGGCAGCGGCATGATGTTGTCGCGGATGGCACCGGAGCCCACGTCCACGTCGCGCCACTCGCCCGGGGCGATCGGAGTGTCATCTCCCTTGATGCGCAGGCCGCGAGTCTTCAGGCCACCGGGCAAGTTGGACAACGTGCCGGAGTCGATCAACTGACGCATCAAACTGGTGGCCGACTTGGCGAACCCGCCGATCAGGTGGAACAGGCCAAAGCCATACGCACCAAAGCCGGGGATGTACTGGTAGTGCACAAAGTGCTGGCGCTTGAGCCTGAGCGGGTCGTCTTCGCGCCAGTTGCGGCGCACGGACAGCACTGTGTTGGTCCCCCGGATGAAGGTCACCACGTACGGCAGCGCGATGCCGGTGGGCTCGCCATCGTCCTCGTCCTCGAACCCTTTGAGGTCCAAGTCCACGTGGCACTCGTACAGCGTGAAGCGCTCGTCGTTCAGATCGCTGAACCCGGTCTCCTTGTCCTTGGCCTTGTTGATCTCGTCGATGGCCTTGTCGGGGTCACCCAGATCGGTGTCCACATAGAACCCGGCCTGCTGCAGTTTGATGATCTCGTTCTTGGTCTTGCGCATCACGTGTGTGACGCGGTAGCACGACTGTATGTCTGAGGTGCCGTAGGGCAGCAAGATGTCCTCGGCCGGGATGAAGACCGACACCTGACGGTCAAGGCTGGGGTCAAAATAGACCTTCTTGAACGCCGAGCCGGTGGCCGGGAGGCTCCACAGCATGCGCTCGTGCTCCGCGCGGAACTCCTTCATCACCTCCGTGAGCTGGAAGTTCATGTCGGCTGCCACGCGCTGCGCGGCCTCCTTCTTCTCGGAGGTCTCCTTGCCCACGATCTTGGTGCGCACCGGGCCAGCGGCCGGGAACGTCTCGGTGATGGTCTCTGACTGGAACCTGACAACAGCCTCGGTGATCATCGGGTGAAACACCCCGCTGGCCCCGTTCCACGGCTCCGTGCGCTCCTCCATGTTCAGGCCCAAGAGCTTGAGGCCCTCGGTGTAGGCCTTCTCCCAGTCTTTGCGGCTGCCGCGATCGTTGTCAATGTCGCTGGACAAGTCCCCCGCCACCGTGGTCAGCGCGCCCTCGGCCATGTACTCGGCCAAGTTGGCGTCAAAGTCATCGGCCGAAGGCTCGGCCTTGGCGATCTCGAGCTCCATGTCGCCCATGTCGATGCGCACGGCTTCCGGGTCTACGATCTCAATCTCGATGGGGTCCAGCCCTTCGGCGGCTGCCGCAATGCCCGTGGGCTGCTGGAACAGCGCCTTGTCGATATTCGTGGCCATGATTTAAATCTTTCTTAGTAGTACGCCGCCCGGCGGGATGCGTAGAAGCGCTCTTCTTGCTCGTCGGTGTCCAGCGGGATGAACCCGCCCCGGCGAAAGCGTAACAGCGCCTGAGATGTGGTGTCAACGAAGTCATCGTTCTCTCCGTTGGGAAAGGATGCGACCTCCTCGATCACCTCGCGGGCCCACCGCTTGTCCGGTGCCCAGACCGAGCCAGAGGCAAACAGGTCAGACACCGCGTTGAGCCGGACGATTTTATCGTTGCCCCGGCTGGGGCTGAACTCCTCGACCGGGATGCCCACGGCCCTGAGTTCTTGGATCAGCGGCGCGCCAGCGGCCTTCTTCTCCACAATGAACGCGTCGGGCTCCCACTCCTTGTAGTGCTTGAGCGCGATCACCTTGAGCTCCGGGAAGGCCATGCGGTCCTTGAACGCGTCCAGCAAGATGACCTGCGCCTTGTCGTTCTCTTCCTCGTTGTAGAACACCCCCCACGTGGTGCACGCGGAATAGTCAGCCGTGTTGCTGGTCTCAAACGCCGTGTCCCAGCTCTGGATGATGTAGTCGCAGCGCGGCGGCTCGTCTTTCTCCCACACGCGCCACGACTTGCGCGAGATGATGGCTGCGTTGTTGCTGGTGGGCTGCTGCATGTACTGGGCGTTCCAGTACTGGGGGTCGATCGACGCCTTTGTCGCCTTGAGGGTGGCCAGCGGCCACTGCTCGGGCCACAGGGACTTCTCGTTCTCCGTGTCCTCGTGCAAGATGGCCGGAAGCTCCACGATCTCCCACGGCTCGGACGCCGGGTTCTTGGCCTGATAGTCAATCAAGCGCCCTGTCAGGTCCAGCTTGCCCCAGCGCGTCATCACGATGATGATCGCCCCGCCCGGCATCAGTCGCTGGAGCGGGCCCGTCTGGAACCAAGACCACGCAGTGTCGAAAGCCAGCCGTGAGTTGGCCTTGACGTCCTGCTCCGAGTGAGGATCGTCAATAACGAACAGATCAGCACCACGACCAGCAAGAGCGCCCCCTACGCCTGCGGCGTAGTATTGGCCCCCGGCTGAAGTGCTCCACTTGCCTGCCGCTTTTTGATCGTCTGCCACCAGCGTTCGGGGGAAAAGGCCATGGTAATCCTCGTCAGCGAGCAAATTTCGCACCCGTCGGCCGAAATCTTCCGACAAACCAGCGGTGTGGGTGCCCATGATGATCTTCTTCTCGGGGAAATTGCCCAAAAAGAAGGCAGGAAACAGGTACGAGCTGAATTCTGACTTGCCCATACGCGGCGCGATGTTGATGATCACCCGTTTCTTGGTCCCGGCGATCACTTCCGCGAAGATTTTGGCCAGTTTTCTGTGGTGGGGGCCGATTTTGAAGCCCGGGTACACCGCTTTGGCAAACTCGATCATGTCCGACCGGGCCAAATTCTTCTGCTTGTGCGCCTGTGCCTTGTCCAGCAGCTCCAACGCCTCCAGCTTCTCGGCCGCAGACAGCTTGCCGAGGTTTTTGAACAGCGCCTGCGCTTGCTCAGGCGTCAATGTCGCTGGTGTCATCAGGCGTTGGGGGTGTGGTGTTGATTTCGACGATGTCCGTCACGTCAGCGTCGGACACATCCATGAACTTGGCCAGCTTTTCCTTGAGGCGCTTGTCGATCTCGTCCTCGGTCATGTCCGTTTTCTTGACCTCGATCTTGTCGGTGAACAGCCCCACCTCCGTGACCTTGCCCAGTAGGCCGAGCGCCTTCAAGCGGATGTTGGGGTTGGCGTTGTTGGTCTCCTCGACCAGCTTGGCCACCGTGTAACCGCGAAGTTCCTTGGCCTGCTCGATGAACTCCCAGTCGTAGGCCGTCAGCATGCCCGTGATGTGGCGCACAGCCTCTGGCGTCTTGAGCTGGACCAGCGCAGCCTTCTGCTCGGTCGTGTCGGTGTTGGTGGTCAGGGCCTGAAACGCTTTGCGCGCGTCCGCCTTCTCCAGTGCATCAATGACTTCGTCGTCCGGTGGAGCGCCCAGCTCCTGCAACCAACTGGCGGTTGAAACCTGCGCAGCCAAGACTTCTCCCGGCTCAGCGTCGGCCAGTCTCGTCATGATCCCGGGCGGTGTTGGCTCCGGGTTGAATTGCACCAAGTGTTCAAACATATTGCGTAGGCCGTGTAACCTCGTTGGGCGTAATGTACACCCATTTTTGGAACGTGTGGGGCGTGTCTAGTGTTTGACAGGGGTTTCTTGGGTCTTTTTTAAAAAATTGGAGTGGGGCGCATTTCTTGCGCAAGGGGGTGGGTTTGTCAAAGTTTTTACAAAGTGCTGGGAGCGGGTGCCAAACAGTGTTCTTGCAAGCTCGCCCTGTCTGCTGCATAAAGGCTTGGTGGGGGGTGGGTGGGGTCTGCGGTACGCCGTTTGCCCCTTCTGATACGTACCAAAATACACCCTTTGGTATAATAGAGGCATCGGTTAGGGATTGGCCCTGACCGATACGGGCCACACCGGCCCACATCATTGGAGTTACTGAATCATGAACTGCTCTATCAAAACTGTAGCCGCTGGCTACGCTGCATTCCTCAAGGCTGGCACGTCATACGGTGCTGCATTACAGGCCGCTGTACGTGAGACATCCGTGTCTCACCCTGAGTTGCTGGCAGCACTGGCCAAGGTGCACGCCAAGCACTATGCGTGCAATACGACTTGGAGCGCCAAGGGTACAGCCGTGTTTCACACTGGCCCTGAGTCAACACGTGAGACGCGTCACGTTGCTGCCCAGAAGTCTTGGAGTCGTAACGTCGGGGTTCACTTCAGCACTGGTGAGACAGCCCGGTCTCACCATCACCAACCCGTTGCCGTGAAGCGTGCCAAGGTCAACGCCATCGTTGACGTGTGCGCTGGTTTGACCAAGGCCGAAGTCGTGGCTTTGCTGGCCGCTGTGCGCGAGACTATCAAGTTTGAGTAACCGATTGGTTTTTTCAATCGACTCTGCATTCGAGGGGTGGCCGTTGTTCCGCCCACTGTCAACCCAGCAAAGCGCCAGCGAGCTGGCACCAACCGCCCGGCTTGTCCGGGCTTTCTTTTATCCGTGAGACACAGCGTCTCACCACTTGGAGCACACCATGAGCAACCGTAACCGTTACACCATCAGCATCCGTGAGACTGAGCGCACCAAGCTGCGCGCCCTGCGTGAGGACTTCGTGCACCTCGCCACCGACAAAGCCTACAAGCGCAAGGTCATCGAAGAGGCTCGCGCCCGTGACGCTGCATGGGACACCTACAAGGCAGGCACACGCCAGCTCCGCTTCAAGTGAAGCGATCCACCCCCGTGAGACACCGTGTCTCACGGGTCTTTGGTAACACGTTGTGGAGAAACTATGCAAATTTTGCATGTCCACTGTTTACAACGCCGTGGACAACACGTGGGCGTCCTGTAACCCGCATGGATACTAGCGTCCCACACCCACTGTCCAGAACACTACTATATATAAATAGAGATTTAGAGATATATGTATATATGTGCGTGCAAGTGGACAGAACTTATCCCGTGGCTTTGTCCAGCTTTGCTCTTTCGGGATTTGATAGTCATGTGGGTCAGCACCCCCCGCAACCCGCATAAACAAAGGCTTTCCGCTGTCCCATTCGGGTGTCCACTTGCTTATAAGAGGTGGACAATGTACACTTCGTTACATCATCATTGGAGCAAACCATGGAAAACTGTTATCTTTCACCTGCACCGGGCACGCATGCCGCCATGTGTGCGACCTGCAAAAACATCAAACCACTGGCTGAGTTCAAGCGAGACCTATCCCGAGCACAGGCCAGAGCGCGGGGTTATTCAGGCAACGCCCCTGTGGAAATCGAGTCATCCATGTGCAAGGCATGCCAACCCCGCGCCAAAGGTTTGAGCGAACTCACGACCAAAGAAATCCACAACCGCGTCAACAGCGGGGATTTGTACGCCCGCATCGCCAACGCTGAGCTGGAGAAACGCAAGATCAAGGCAACGATCAACAGGCAGATGGCCACCAGCGCCGTGTGGCGTACGGCCAAGACTGCGCCGTGGACCGAAGTCATGGCGGGAATACGCAAGGAGCTGGCATCCACGCAGCAGCAAGAGAAGCACGTCAAGAACGCTTGGCCTGACCTCGACCTTACATTCTTTTTGGAATACAAGCTGGTGCTCACCCAGACACGGGAGCGTATCAAGTTCATGTGGCAGGGCAAAGGTCTGCCACCCCAGCACATGCAGTGGGAGAACTACATTGAGTGGGAAGAGCGCCTGCGCATCAAGCGTTTGTGGGAGACCCTGCCGCCCGAGTACCGCAAACGAGCTCGACTGCCCAGCTTGGCCACGCACGTGCCCTCACCAGACGAACGTGTGCCGCCCAAAGTGTCCTCACTGGCCAAGGACGGTAGCCCCAAGGCACGGCTTGAGCGAATCAAAGCGCGGCGCGAGGCGGGCTTGCCCATGCCCCCACCATGGCCCGAGATCAAACAGCCGGTCAAACCACCGGAGGTTTTCGTGCCTGCACCAACCACCACGGACTGGTCAGCCATACCGTGGGAGGACATGTGATCCTTCCCCAAGGGAACGGTCATCAACCTTTCTTGAACCCGTGAGACGCAATGTCTCACAAACCGCTGCCAGTCGGCCACTGGCAAACAACTTATGGAGAACGCAATCATGAACCTCAACGACATGCCCATCACAATGGCCGAACCCCAACAGCCAGCCCACGCTGTGCACCACACGCTCATCGACGCGCTGCTCAACCAGTTCACCATGCACATCGACATGCTGGTGGAGACCAAGTTCCACGCCATGCTGGCCAACCGCAACGCGCTCAAGCTCATGGACGAGGAGCTGCACAAACGCATCGAGACCATGATCGAGAACCGCATGCTCGACCACGAGGGCAGCAGCGATCACTTGGACGAAGCAAACGTGGAGCAGCTCGCCGCTGACACCGCACGTGAGACGCTGGCCGAGTACGCCCGCACGCAAAAAGGCTGGGTCACAGAGGATCAGGTCAAGGACATCATCACCACGCAAGTGGACGAGGAGCTGGACAACATTGACTGGGACGAGAAGGTCAAAGATGTTCTGCGTGAGATGTTGTGAGGAGATGGCCATGCACGAACTTGACAAGGCCATCGACGCCCTCGAAAAAATCATGCGCCATGCGTGGGACATGCTGTCGGAGAAAGACCAGACAGCGCTCGCACGTGCGTATGCCTTCGCGCTGATCCGGCGCATAGCTGACAAAGGAATGGAGAGATCATGAAACGATACACCGGGCCAGCAAAGCCCATCCCCACACACGTGAGACAACCCGTCTCACGCTACATCACGTGCGCCATCTACACGGCGTGCACTGTCGTCCTCTTGTTGGACTTGTTTTATTGGAGAGCAGGATGAAAAGAATCAGCTTGTGGGCACTGCCCGCGCACATGACAGCCGCACAACCTATGGCGCTGCCGACCAAGACCGTCACGACGGTGGACTACGCCGCAGTGCTCGCGCACTTGCAGGCGCACGGCTTCATGGTGCTGCACGTACCGGTGGAGAAACTGCGCATCAACAAGTCGGGCATACACGAGGCCCCGGATGTCAAGTGCATCATCAGCGCAGCGGCCATGCGCAAGTGGCCGAAGCTCAACACGTACCGCATCGACGCCACGCGGTGGCTTATCAAACTACAAGGAGAAAGCAAATGAGATTCAAGATCAGATTCGGCAACGCTGAGCTGTTGCTCACAGCAGAGCAGCTCGACGCCATGGTGGCCCTTGCTGAGCAGGCAGAGACCATCGAGGAGCACTACGTGGGCAAGCAGACCGGGTACGTAGGCCACGAGAACAACTACGAGTACCGCTTCGCGCTGTTCGATACGCAGCGCAGCGCCGCAGTGCAGGTCATGTCAACACAGGAGCTAGACAAGTGGCACACACTCAACGCATACCGTCAACAAGCAAAGGAGAATGAGGAATGAACCACAAAGACAATCGCGGACATTTTGTCCGCAACTTCGCGGGTGACCGCACAACAAAAGAGGAGCAAGCAATGACTGAAGAAAAGAAACCCAAGATCGCCCTCACATATGAGGAACGGCAAGCTCTGCCGATCATCCAGAAGCTACTCAAGCGCAAGCCCGAGGCGTTTGAGCTACTCATGAAGGACATGACCAAAGCCGCCGCAGTCAACGTGCTGCTGACTGCCAAGAAAGAGATGCAAGACCTGCACCTCATGGCGCAGTCAATGGTGGCCGCTGCAGGAATCGTTGTGAAGATGGATCAACCCAAGGAGAACGAGCAATGAAAGCGTACACAGTACACATCCAAGCAATCGAGTTCTACACCATCGAGGTGCAGGCCAAAGACAAGGAGCAAGCCGAGGAGTACGCATGGCGCTTGTTCCCGCATCACAGCGCCAACTACGGCGAGAACAACGTGACCGACATTGAGGAGCACAAAGATGGAAAATGAAATCGAACAGACAGAGTTCAGCTATCAAGAACTCAGCCAACGTGCCAAGGACAAGGCGTTGCAGTGGTTCAGCGAATCGCTGGATCACGAATGGTGGGACGGTGTGTACGAGAACGCCAAAGCAGACGGGCCTGAACGTGGCTTCGAGATTGACGACATACGCTTCTCAGGCTTCTGGTCCCAAGGTGATGGCGCATCGTGGACAGGGGGCGTGCGCATCAAAGAGTTCCTCGACTACCACCTCAAGGAAGATCACCCCGACTACGGCCGGTACTTCGTGCTGCAAGCCATCCTCAACGAGGGGTACGACTGGGTCGAGCGCTACACCAACGTCAACCGCAGCGGCTTCCACTACGTGCACGACAACATGATGCGCCTTGAGAGCATCAGCTACAGCAACCTCGAATGCCTCGACGAGGACGATGAAGAGCGCTTGCAAGAGGAAGGCCCGCTGCAACGTGCGAACGTCTACCAACTGTACAAGGGTGCGGACATCGACCAACTGATCGACGCCCTTGAGACGTGGATACTCGAAGAGGCACAGGCCTACGCACGGCAGATATACAAAGACCTTGAGTCCGAGCACGACTACCTCACCAGTGAGGAGTCACTGATCGAAGCCGCCGAAGCCAACGGCTGGATGTTCGACGAGGACGGGGTGTTGGTATGACACCAAGCGAGTGGGTCTTGGTCGCGCCGACCATCTTGACGGTAGCGGGTCTGGAGTTCACTGTACACAACCACGGCGAACACATCATCGTGTACAACACAGACCGGCTCGGCCGCAGGCACGAGTACCACCTGTGGCCCACCACAGGTACGTGGCGACACAAACCCCCGGGAAACGAATGGGGTACTGGGACCAACCACACCCATATCAGGAAAAAGTTCGGCGGTGTGCGCGGTCTCGTGCGCTACATGCAAGAAGTTCTTACCGAGTAATCAACCGTGAGACATGTCGTCTCACACAACACTAGGAGAAGCAACCATGGGATACAGATCAGAAGTAGCGTACGTCATCAAGTTCGACACCATCGAGCATCGTGATGCCTTTGTCACGCTCGTGCTGGCCAAGAACGACCCGATTGTGACGGAGGCCATCAACGACACGACCCACGATCAAACAGATGACCCCGTCATCACATTCAAGGCGGGCGATGTGAAGTGGTACGACAGCTACCCCGATGTGCAGGTGCACCACCAAATGATGCGCGACGCGACCGAGCTGTACGAAGCCGAGTGGCGCTTCGTACGCATAGGGGAAGAGACCACCGACATCGAAGTGCAGGAGGAAGGGCACGAGTTCGAGCTGTGGGAGTACGTCGATCCTGTCAGCTCCATCCGCACAAGTTTTTAATCACCAACCCAAGGAGAAGCAACCATGTTTTCATCATCCATTCACACGCTGCCCAGCATCGAGACGTGGGAGGCAGCACACAGCACGTTCAACAACACGCCGCGCCCAAAAGGCCCACGCAGCACACAGAAGTGGAACGACAACCAACGCCCGCTCAAGGACAACCGCTCGTGGCACTACCGCATCGAGCGCATCAACGAGGGCGAGTACTACGATGTGATCCTGCACAGTACCGTGATGGCACGCTACTACAAACCAACAGCAGACGGGCGGCGCGTGCTGTACACCGGGCACCCCTCCAACATGAGCAAACAGTTCATGCGCCACGTGCTCAATGTGCGCCATCAAAACACGTGGATGACGACGGACGGGCGCACTGTGGCAGTGCCTATCGCCAACAGAGACAGCATCCCAGACAAAGGCTCCTCGTTCAGCGCTGACCTGTGGCTGGTTAAGCATGAGGTGCTCTACGGCCTGCGCCTCGACGTGGCCAAGTCATCGCACACAACACACTACGTCAAGCGCATGAGCCCCGACGACAAGGCCGCGCACAAGCAAGCGCGGGCCAACATGGAGAACCTCATTACGCTGGCCTGCATGCGCATACCCGAATTCCTTGGGCGTGTGTACCTCGACTACGACTTGCTCGAACCGTTCCAAGGGGTTGACGTAGATTATGCCGAGCGTGCCGCGTTAGATTCGCTTGCATCAGGACAGTTCGCCGCACTCAAGCCGGAGTCACAAGAAAGGCACATCGCTGAGTTCATGCGACTGGCCGAGGATGTGTTCGACTACGAGGCGGTCAAGGTGGCGGAGCGCTACCCCAACGAATCCATACTGGAACACGTTACAGAGAAGACTCTGGCTGACGCGTTGTGGAGAATAGCCAAGCGAGAGTGCAGCACCCTCAAGCGCAAGTCCGACGCCATCCAACTGGCCCCGTTCATGGACGTGAAAGACTTCCCCAACACAGCCACGCCCTACCCCTGACGTATCAGGGAGAGAAGGAACGGTCATCAATCTTTTTGCAAAGGAGTTGTCAAACAATGGACAAATGATATACACTACCTCATCAGTTGTTTTTAACCCCGTGAGACCTCTGTGTCTCACACAATTTTTCATCACTAGGAGTTCTCAATCATGAACAAAATGCTTTCTTTCACTCAAGTCCTCAACCTCATCGCCGCTGTTGGCGACAAGCGTACCGTCATCGTCGAGGGCGAGAACGGCATAGGCAAGACCGCGCTGTTCCACGCGCTCAAGAAGCACCCCAAGTTCGCTGGCCACATCGCAGTTGACCCCGTCGATTGCACACAGTTGTCCGATGGTTCTGTGTGGATGCCTGACCTCGACCGCGAGAACGGCGTGTCACGTGAGTTGCCAAACGAGCGCTTCGGTGTATCGCGCACCAATCAGATGGGTGTCAACGATGCCAAGCCAATCATGGTGTTCCTCGACGAGATCGCCAAGGCTCCGCAGTTCATCAAGAACGTGCTGGCCCCGATCATCTACGAGCGCCGCGTGGGCAACTACCACATGCCCGAGGGTAGCGTGGTGTTCTGTGCAACCAACTTGGCTGTTGAGGGTCTTGGCGATAGCATTCAAGCGCACCTGCGCAACCGTCTCGTGTTCGTCAAGATGCGCAAGCCTACCGCTGGCGAGTGGGTGCAGTGGGCCATCGACAAGGGCGTCAACGCTTCGGTGATCGCGTTCGTCAACAGCTACGCGCAGGTCATGGACTCGTTTCTCGACTACGAGAAGGGCGGCAAGCACGAGGGCAAGCAGCAAGACAAGGACAACGGCTACATCTTCAACCCTCGCTCGATGGCACTGGCCTACGCTACGCCGCGCAGCTTGGTTGCAGCGGGTGACGTGCTCGATGCTGGTGACGGTGTGCTCGACGATGACACGCTGGAGGCTGCGTTGATCGGTACGCTGGGTGCCACGACTGCCGAGGCGCTGTCTTCATTCGTACGCTTTGGCCGTGACATCTGCTCGCTCGAACGTGTGCTCAAAGACCCTGCGACTGCGCCGCTGGCCGACAACCCCACTGCTCAGCTTGTGCAGGTGTTCCAGTTCGTCTCACGCGTTGACAACCGCGACGATGCGGCCAAGGTTGTTGAGTACGTGCTGCGCATGCGCACAGAGATGCAGTCGATCTTCTGCAACAGCGTGGCCAACTCGTCCAACATTGCGCACTATGTGTCGTTGACGAACTTCGGTTCGCTCTTGGCATCGCACAAGATTTTCTTCAGCACGAAGTAAGTCATGAGCACAGTACGCGCAATGAACAAGTACGACTATGTGGCTGAGAATATAGTCATCGAGGAGCTGCTGCGTACCCCGAAAGGGGCGCTGCGGCTCGACGCTAAAGCGGCGTACAAGGAGGGGTGGGCAATGCTCTCCGTGTACGCTTACTGGTACGACAAGGTGCTGGCCGGGAAGCTGCTGGCCGGGAAGCCCGCTATGGTTCAACGCATCATCTTGCACCGCATGTTTGTGCCGCGTGACACGCCCAAGGCGGAGAAGAACCGCATGCTGCGAACCATGTGCGATCTGTTTGCTGTGAAGCACGGCACTGAGTACGCACTGAGGAGTAAGCTGAAATGACGGACTCGCTGTACTCACTGACGCGCCCACGCACCGATCTGTACTGCCGCAACATAGACGGGGACATCGTGATCGTGTCTAGGATATGGAAGGGTGTTGCCAAGGGCAAGACCGCCGTGTCTCTCTATGTCGGGCGCGGCGTCAAGGACAAGGTGGTGCGCCTGATACACCGTCAAGTCTTCGACAACGCCACGCACACGAAGGCCATGCTAGAGGCAGCGCGTGACACAGTCGCCCACTTGTGGGCGCTCCACTACGGCATAAGCGATTATGTTGTGGTCTACGAAGAACCTCTCACCCGAGAGCTATTTCACCCCACTGAACTTCAACAGGAGAAGCAACCATGAGCTTTGACAAACTTACCCCCAACCAGAAAATCCAAGCGTGCAACATCGACGTGATGCGTCACCACAAATTCGCGCTGCTGTCCGGCATCGTGTGCATGGGCAAGTCCGAGGCATGTGATGACATGCCCACTGCTGCAACCAACGGCAAGGACAAGATGTACGGCACCGCGTTCATCAGTGACCTGACACGCAAGGAGCTGCGCTTCGTTGTGCTGCACGAGAACTTCCACGTGGCGCTCAAGCACTGCGTCTTGCCAGCGTACATTGGGTACAGCAAGCGCTTCGGTCCGCAGATCAACAACGCGGCCATGGACTACGTGGTCAACGGCCTGATCGACGAGCTTGACCCTGACCGCAAGTTCATGGACTTCCCCGCCAAGATCAGCGTCTTGTTCGACGAGAAGTTCAAGGGCATGTCGTACCCGCAGGTGCTGCAAGAGTTGCTCAAGGATGCTGACGAAGAGCAACAGCCGCAGGCCATGGACGACCACCAGATGAACGGCGAGGGTGGTGGTGACCCCATGACGCCCGAGGAGTCCGAGAAGCTGGGCAAGATGGTCGACGATGCCAACCGCCAAGGCGAGTTGCTTGTGCGCAAGATGCGTGGCGATAAAGAGGGTGGCCGTGACATCCTTGGCACAGCGCAGGAGCGCGTGACCAACTGGCGCGATGCGTTGCAGGACTTCATCAGTTCTGTGTGCGTTGGCGACGAGAACTCACGCTTTTGCCCACCTAACAAGCGCTTGCTTGCGTCCGGCTTCATCATGCCTTCGCACTTCGACGAGAACATTGGCGAGATCGTCATTGCGTGTGACACGTCAGGCTCCATGCACTGGGCATACCCTGTTGTGTTCGGTGAGGTGGCGCGTATCGTGCAGAACACACGGCCCGACAGCGTGCGCATGCTGTGGTGGGACACGGAGGTGTGCGGCGATCAAGTGTTCAAGCCCGAGCAGTACCAAGACATTGCCACGCAGCTTGCACCCAAGGGCGGTGGCGGCACTGTTGTGTCATGTGTTGCTGACTACGTGGCCGAGCACAAGATCAAGGCCAAGGCTGTCATCATGCTGACCGATGGCTACATCGAGTCCGACTACCGCATGACCGACATGCCGACCTTGTGGGGTGTCGTGGACAACGAAGACTTCATGCCACGCGCAGGCAAGGTGTTGAGGATTCGTCCATGAGCGAGCCTGAGCTGGTCAAGTGGAAACTGTGTAAACCCGTCACGGTGGACATGTTTGACTTCCGGGTCAGGCGTGTGCACTTCGGGGCACCTTACATGTACGCAGTGGAGGCCAAGCGCCCCACAAGCGTCGTGTACGTGCTGGCTGAGTTCACCACCAGTGCGCCTCTCACCAACGCGTTGCGTGATACGTGCATCAACCTTGTGAGGTGTGCAGCATGAGCAAAGGCATTGACTTCGACTTCCGCCCGAGGGGGCAGTACCGACGAGGGGAGCGCCCCCTTTTTGTCAGGCCCCCGTTCAACCAATCAGGGCAGATCATCTACGGCACCTACTCGGAGCCGGGCTTTAGCCCACCAGTCGTGGCATTCATGCACGACTTCTACGCAGTCAGCGCTGACGAGCAACGGCAGATGGTGCAGAGCACGATCTTGCTCTGCGAAATGATGTACCACCAACAACTGGAGAACCAACCATGAACCAACCGATACCCAACGCACTGGCCAACACGGTCTTGCTCGCAGATCACGACGAGGCAATACAACGCGCAGTCGTCGATGCAGTGGAGAAGATCATTGTGAACTACTTACAGCTCAACATGCAAGTAGTCAGCACCAACATTGTCTCGTACCAACAAGCCCACATTGAGCGCATTGCTTTGCGTGCGCTCAAGTATCACTTCACCAACGCAAGCAACATCTGATAAGGAGAACCAACCATGAACACAACTCGCTATAACCTTGATACCTGCGCCATGCTCACCGAATTCAACGCCAGCGTGTGGACCGCACGCAAGCTGGACAGGGGCGCAACAGACGAGATCGTCACATCCAAGAACGCTGCGGCCAAGGATGCAGCACGCGTCAACAAGCACCTGCTTGCAGGGCGCACAGAGCTGGAGGTTATTCAACAGATGATTGGCCGTGCTCGCACCTACGTGTACGACCACACGCTGCCATGGTCTGACTCGGGCCTGCGCTTGCTGCCTACTGCCAACTTCGAGCGCTTCGCTACCAAGATGAACGGCTTCGAGGACGAGTTCGCATTGATGGTCGAGTCGTTCGTCAACATCTATCCCACGCTCATTACAGCGCAGGCCATGGCCTTGGGTGATATGTTTCAGCGCAACGACTTCCCTTCACAGAACGAGATCATGACCAAGTTTGCCTTCCGTGTGAACTACCTGCCCGTGCCTACTGCGGGCGACTTCCGTGTGGACGTGGGCAACGCTGCGATGGACGACATCAAGGCCAAGCTGGAGCGCATTGCACAAGAGCGTGTGGACGCCGCCATGCAGGACGTACGCCAGCGCCTCGGGGATCATTTGAAGCGCATGTCTGACCGGCTCACCACCGACTACGTTGAGGGCGAAGCCAAGGCCCGCAGGTTCCACGACAGCCTTGTCGATGGTGCCTTGGAGCTGTGCGACTTGACCAAGACACTCAACGTGGTCAATGATCTGGACCTCGAAGCCGCACGCAAAGCCCTTGAGCAGACGCTGTGCGGCGTTGACCCCAAAGACCTGCGCAAAGATGAAGCGCTGCGCCAAGACACCAAGAAAGCCGTTGATGACATCCTCAACAAATTCTCCTTTTAAGTTGGAAGACTTGAAGATAGACACGGTGCCATTAGCTAGGGGTTTCCTACCGCAAGCGACTTGGTACGCACGCTTCGTTCTTGCTGATACGAGACGGATCGCGGAGCTGACATCGTGGCGCGACAAGATAGGCGTTGTTGGCCATATCGAGTTGGCTGGCCGCTCTTGGCTCAACCCGGACAAAGTCGGATACAGCGCACGTATCGGGAGCTTCAGCGTGCGTGTTGAGCTTAGAGACTATGTTATCGACGACGCGCTGAACTTAGAGGACGCGTTGTGGTTCGCATGCAGGGAACTCAACCCAATGCTGGAGACGTTCACCACGTTGTTCGGCATCAAGAACGACATCGACATCGTTGTCGAACACGGGCTTCGGCCTGTCAACAAGCTGTTGCACAACATCGTGCAACCTTTTAGGCAAACAACTCCGAAAGGAAGGTTCACACTATGAACACGAAATTCTTGACCCTCGCCCGTAAGAACTTCTGCAACGACTGGGCACCAGTCCATGTGCAGCGACACAACATGCGCCAGTGGGCTCGCTCGCTGCGCCTGCTCGGAAACAAGTGGCTGCTTGCCACCCCCATCAATCAACCCGCAACCAAGTAAGGAACGGTCATCATGCCAGACATCAAAACCGCGCTTGAGCAAGCGCTCGCAAAAGCTCAACACGCAACCCAGCTCCCTACCGATTGGGACGACGAAGGCGGCGAAGCCGCTATCGAATCCATCACCACCAAAGCTAAGGAGGCAACCATGCCCAGACAATTCTTCACCACAACCAACAACGTGACACGCGCCACGTTCGACTTCGTACTCAACAACCCCGGCAAGACCCGCAAGGAAATTCTCAACGCGCTCGCTGCGCAAGGCTACAAACAGGGCTCCACGTCCTCACTGATAGGCCAGTTCACAAAGCAGGGGTACATCGTCAACCGTGACGGCTTTATGTTTGCACAACAGGCGGAGTACAAGCCCTTGAAGACATCGCAGCGCAAGGCCGCGCAAACCCCCGCACCAAAGGCAGCACCAAAGGCATCACCAAAAGCCACACCGAAGGCAGCACCAAAGCCAAAAGCCAAACCAGAACCCGCGCCGCAGATCAACGCTGCGTGGGATGCCGAGACCCTGCTCAACAACCTGAGCATCAAGCAAGCGCGTGCGCTATACGATGAGCTGCGCAAAATCTTCGGAGGCTGACATGAGCGAATGCCAACACCGCTGGGAGCCCGTCGAGGGGCCGGGTATGTACAAGTGCGCCCGATGCGGCGCGTTCAGGAGGATCATCAAATGAACGAAGACGAAGACAAGCCAACCCCGGCTGACGGGCAGTTGATCTGGATACTGTGGGCCTTCATCACGTTGATGCTGGGCCTGTTGACATTGAGGAGTTGTTTATGACCAAAGACGAAGAACTGAGGCAACTGATTGAAGACCTTATCAGCGCGATGGAGTATCACGTTGAGCAGACAAGGCCAATCCATAGCACCACCGTTGCGCTTCAAGCCGCAAGGGAGGCGCTAAAAACAATGCCAACATCTTTGGTGTGTGATTGCAACCAAGGTCAGGTGTGCCACGTATGCGACCCAATTACCCCACCCGCACAGCCATCACCTGTGCAGCCTGTGGGGACGTATGGGGAAATCCATGAGTCAATGCAAGCCCTATTGAGAAGCGGACTGCAAAGGGATCAGCAAATCTACATGGCGATGAAGGACAGACCCCTCTACACCACCCCACCCGCAGCACCTGTGCCGCTGACGGATGAGCAGATTGATGAAATAGTTAATCGCTTAGACCCACTATTTCTTGATGTGCCACAAAGTTTTACAACAGACTTTGCCCGCGCCATCGAAGCCGCCCACGGCATCCGAGCCATCGAAGCCAAACTCAAGGAGAAGAACAATGGATAAAGACGAAGCATTGAAGCTAGCAAAAGAATGTGGCGCAACGACATACACAAACCGTCACTATCCTGACGCAACAGCCGTGACGTTTAGCCCCATTGCGTGGGAGAAATTCTGCAAGCAAGCCCTTGAAGCACCTGTGCAGCCTGTGGCGTGGGTGCTGCTCCGTGAAGACGAGGACGGCTTTGAACCTATCCAGTTTTACGGCGGCAAGGAAAAGCCCGAAACAGCGGGGGAACTCAAGCCGCGGTTTACTTTACGCCCGGTCTGTTTTGCTGACACCACCCCACCCGCACAGCCAGCACCTACTGTGCAGGAGCCTGTGGCGCTGCATGCAATGGCAAAACGCCGGGTTTTTGATGCGATCCGTGGCGCATACGACCTCGGCTACAACGATTCCAGAGGCGCACGAGCAGCTCATGGCGACTCTGCGCCGGGCTACAAAGGCCGAGACGTTGAATCGGATCACGGCGGCGCTCTGATTTCTGCATTGGAGCGCTACACCACCCCACCCGCAGCACAGCGACCTTGGGTTGGGCTGACGGATGATGCGAAGCTGGACTTAATTAGCGATGCCAAAGGGATTGGCGGTCGTGTTCGATCTGACGCGCAGTTGCTGGTACTGTTGGATATGCAAGAAGCCAAACTCAAGGAGAAGAACACATGACCAAAGAAGACGCACTCAAACTGATCAAGCTGCTGTCCGCGATGGAGTCGTGGGCGTTCAGCACCAAGACCCAACTGCCCGACTACCTGCACGAAGACCTGTGTCTTGCTGTGGAGAAGTTGGAGAAAATTGTTTTGAAGGAGAAGCCGTGAGAAAGCGTAGCAAGTACAAACCCCGGCAGATCATCCCGGACACCATGACGTGGGTGCGGGCGGGCCTGAAAAAAGTTGACGAGATCAGCGCAGGCACCACGCTCAAAATTCGCAACCACGATGCCATGAACAACCTGCGCCTTGGCGTGGCCGCGCGCTTTGACATCGACGCACTGATTGACGCTGCAAATATCACCGAAGCGCTGGCCAACCGGGGCATAGGTGCGGACTGGAAGCTGGAGATACGCGCTGGTCAAGATGCCATCCTTGCGCTGGCTCGCCGGGGTGTGGCTAACAACTTCCGCTTCATTGTCAAAGGCCCTGAGCTTGTGGCTTTGAACCTGCTCATGGAAGTCCACGATGCGCAGCTTGAGACCGTGACCGTCAAGCAGCTTGAGACCGCCATGGCCGATGTCATGGAGAGCTTGCGCTTGAAGAAGATGCGCCCTATTGTGGAGGCCCCACATGCAAGTGCTTGACCTCGTTCAGTTCGACCCCGACCGCAACTGTTTTGTTTTGAAAGGAACCCCCATGCCCGCACAGAAATGTAACTGCCACCCGTTTTCGCCCTTCCATTGGGCGCGCAACCACCAGCCCAGCGTGTTCGCGACCGACCTGCATTTTCGGGCCAAGGGCCTCAAGGAAAAGAGCGCTGCACAACACGTTGTGGACAGTGCCGAACGAGAGAAAAGATTGATTGCATACAAGCAGTTCGACGTATACTCCAAGGCTGGACAAGGTGCAAAACGCACCAACAAACACGAGCAGTAATAACTTCAGGAGTAGCAACATGACACAGACAACAGCCGACACCGTGCAGATCGGCGGCACGCACTACAAAGACATGGGCATGCAGCCTTGGCATGTCATGGAGGCGGTACTCACGCCCGAAGAATTCAAAGGTTTCCTCAAAGGGAACATCATCAAATACGCCATGCGTCAGGGCAAGAAAGAAGGCACTGACGACGGCAACAAAGCCCAGCACTACAAGATGAAGCTGGACGAAATTTGTAGCAAACACGAGAGCTGAGTTCATGGTTGCACAACGCGTACAAGCCCGGTAGATGCGAGTACGTTTTGTCGGTGAGAGGGCGCTCAGCTCGCGTTACCCAACTCACCAACTCCTCACAGCGGCGGGGGCGCTGAATCTACCCATACCCCCGACCATTTACCAACACATCACGGAGAAGCAACCATGGCATCAACGCCAGAAGCACTGGTCAAAAAGAAGATCAGAAAAATACTTGACGCCGAGGGCGTCTACTACGCCATGCCTATCGGCACGGGCTACGGCAACAGCGGCGTGCCCGACTTCCTGTGCTGCATTGGGGGGCGCTTTGTAGCCATCGAAGCCAAGGCAGGCAAAGGTACAACCACCGCGCTGCAAGACGACAACATACGAAGAATCCGCGACGCGAAGGGCGCTGCCATGATTCTTAACGAAGAAAACCTTTACACGCTGGAGCCGTTGATTCACTTCATACGGGGGCGCGATGAATAAAGACATTGCAAACAAAGCGGTGGAGGCCATCACCAAGGCCGCGCAGGACATGACCACGCAACAGAAGGAACACTTCGCCAGCGTGCTGACTTTGCTGGCAACGTGCTACGGAAAAGATGCGACGTTCGGCGGCGTGTTGATCCTGTCTG